TCTTTCTTAGCACAAGGGATTGGAGAAATCGGAGCAGCCGTAATTGGACCTTTCCATAAAGGACCTGCATTCGTACCAACCGTTGTCAATACACAATCAGAATTTGAAGAAATATTCGGTACACCTGATGGAACTTACTATACAGGATATACCGTACAAAATTATTTAAGAGAAGCAGGAACTGTTACTATCGTAAGAGTTGGTAATACTGGTGGATATACTGAAGTTGGACCGGCAGCAATTGTTGTTAGTGGTTCTAATGGAGGAGAGAAGTTAGTAGGAGTTTTAAATACCACTCACTTATGGGATAGTGCAACCGGTGTAACAGCATCTATTGATTCACAAATATCTCAATCAGCTTTTTCAATTGAACTAAGTGGTTCAGATTCAGCTTACAATACATCAGTATCAGCATCTGTACTTCCAAGTGCAGGAAATGATTTATCAGATGTATTTGGAGAATCTCCAAGAGGTTCTAAAGGTGCATATGCATACAAGTACTTTGAAAATGCAGCAACTAACGAATCTGGTAACATCACTTCAAGTGGTTCACAAGTAGTATTAGTGGATTTAGGAAACCAAGTTTTCACAAACGATATTCAACACGCATCAACTCCTTGGATTAAATCTCAGTTGATTTCAGGTGAAAGACATGATTTATTTAGATTCCATACTTTAGGTGATGGTTCAAACTATAATAAAGAATATAAAATTTCATTATTTAATGTAAAGGCGGCAGGTTCAAATAATTCTACTGATTACTCAACTTTCTCAATCGCAGTTAGAGGATACTCTGATACAGATAAGAGACCAGTAATCTTAGAAACATTCAATAACTTGAACTTAGACCCTGCATCTCCAAACTACATTAAAAAAGTAATCGGTGATAGAAATCTTGTTATCGATGCAAATGGAAAACAAACAGAAAATGGTGATTATACAAATCGTTCTAAACACATTAGAGTAGAATGTAAACCAGAAGGTTCGTTCCCAATCGTGGCAGGACCATTTGGACATGCTAAGTATCTATCACCAATCTCAGGTTCAGATTCAATAACTCCATCGGTTGTATTCTCAACTGGTTCTGCTGATAACACTTCATCAAGTGGTGTTAAGTATAGTGGTATTGATTTAGAATCAACATTAGTAAAAGTTGATAATGGACATTTCTTATCACCAATACCTGTATCTGCAGGATATGGTTCAAATGATGTGTTTGCATTTGATGGAACAGTATCTATCAATAATGGAACATACTCATTCGGATTTGAATTAACAGGTTCAAATGCAACTGATGTTAATAAAAGACAATTCGTAGTTGGATTCCAAGAAGGATTTGATGGTGAATCACCAACTACTGAAAAGGCACTTGCTGGTTCATCTGCTAACTTTGGTAGTGGTAACTCACAAGGATTTGATTTATCAACTTCAACAGCAGTTGGTTCAGTTGCTTATTTAAGAGCAATCAACGCAGTATCTAACCCAGATGATTTCGATATCAACTTAGTAACTGCACCTGGTATTGTTCGTAGACACCACTCTTATGTATTTGATAAGATTGTTGATATGGTAGAGGCTAGAGAAGATGCTTTCTTCATCGGTGATGTAGTTGGTGTAACTTACAACTCTGCAAATGGACAAGTTTCAACAGATACTATTTCACAGGCTGTTGAACAGGCTGGTAACTTAGATTCTAACTATGTTGGAACTTACTACCCATGGGTTAAAACAATCGATTCAAGAACTAACAGATTAACTGCAGTTCCACCATCAGTATTGATGCCTGGAATATATGCTGCTAACGATGCTGTTGCTGCTGAATGGTTCGCACCCGCTGGTTTAAATAGAGGTGGTATCGTAGGTGCGGTATCTGTATTAAACAGATTAACACATGCTGAAAGAGATACACTATATGAAGGAAAAGTTAACCCAATCGCTTCGTTCCCTGGAGAAGGTATCGTTGCTTTTGGACAAAAAACTTTACAAGATAAGGCATCCGCACTTGATAGAATCAATGTTAGAAGATTAATGATTAAAGTTAAGAAGTATATTGCTTCAACTTCAAGATACTTAGTATTCGAACAAAATACTTCTCAAACAAGAAGTAGATTCTTGAATACTGTTAACCCTTATTTAGAAGGAATACAACAAAGACAAGGACTTTATGCTTTTAGAGTAGTAATGGATGAAACTAATAACACACCTGATGTAATCGATAGAAACATCTTGGCTGGACAGATTTTCTTACAACCAACGAAAACTGCTGAATTCATCGTGTTAGATTTCAACATTCTACCAACAGGAGCTTCGTTCTCGGCATAATTAAATAAAAATAAAAAAGAACTATATTTATAATAGTACAAAATAGGAGAAATAAAAAATGGCAGAAGTATTAGAATTTAACGATATGTTCTATACCAATTTCGAACCAAAGATGAAGAATAGATTCATCATGGAAATCGATGGTATTCCTTCATATCTTATTAAAACAGCTAACAGACCTTCAATTCAGTTTGAAACTGTAACACTTGACCATATCAACGTTAAGAGAAAACTTAAAGGTAAGGGTGAATGGCAAGATGTTGAAATCAGTCTTTATGACCCAATCGTTCCAAGTGGTGCTCAAGCAGTGATGGAATGGGTTAGATTATCTCACGAATCTCTAACTGGTAGAGATGGATATGCAGATTTCTATAAAAAAGATATTCAATGTTATATGTTAGGACCTGTTGGTGATAAAATTGAACAATGGACTCTAAAAGGTGCTTTCATCAACAATGCAGTGTTCAACGATTTAGATTGGGCTAATGCCACAGACCCAGCAGAAATCACTCTAACACTTTCTTATGATTACGCAATTTTAGAATTCTAATACAACTCCACAATATTTTTATAAAGAAAAAAGTTCTCTTAGTGAGAACTTTTTTTGTGTCTTTATTCCAACTTTTTAAAAAGTATATATTTATATAAAACAATTTAAATTAAAGTTATATGGCAAAATTTGATTTTCCAACCGAAATCGTAGATTTACCATCAAAAGGTAAACTATATCCAGAAGGACACCCGTTATCAAAGGGTACGGTGGAGATTAAGTATATGACAGCTCGTGAAGAGGATATACTTGCTTCCCAAAATTTGATAAGAAAGGGGGTGGTGCTTGATAAGTTGTTCGAATCTGTTGTAGTAGAAGAAGGTTTAGATATTGGTGATATTTTCATCGGTGATAAAAACGCTATTTTACTTGCAACTCGTATCTTAGGATATGGAAAAGATTATCAAGTAGAAGTTACCGACCCATTTACAGGAGAAACCCAAAAAGAAGTAATCGATTTATCACAAATTCAGATTAAAGAAGTAAATGAAAACTTATTATCATCTGATAATAGATATTCAATTACTTTACCTGTATCTAAGAAAGAGGTGGTGTTAAAATTACTAACACACAAAGATGAACAAGATATTAATGCTGAAATTCAAGCACTACAAAGATTACAGAAAAAAGGTCAAGATGCTGTTTCACAAGAAATGTCTACAAGATTAAGATATATCATTCAAGAAATAGATGGTAATACTGATAGAGGATTTATCAACAATTATGTAAAAAATAACCTTTTAGCAAGAGAATCTAAGTTTATTAGAGATTATATTAGAGAAATCTCACCAGATTTAGATTTAAAATATCAGTTTACATCTGATATTACGGGAGAAACGGAGGCTCTCGATATCCCCTTTGGGGTTGGGTTTTTTTACCCTTCCGAGTGAGTACTCAATTCAACTTCATAACCAAATTTGGGAAATGGTTAACTATGGTAATGGATTTACTTGGTCAGAAGTTTATTCCATGCCAATTCATTGGAGAAACTTCTATTTCAAAAAATTATTAGAGGCTAAGAAAAAAGAAGCTGAAGAATATAAAAAGGCAAACAAAAAAGGTTCACCAAAAGGACCATCAGTAAGAGTGAGGAAATAATTCCTCACTTTTTTTTTACCCTATATTTATAGTAGTATAAAAGTATAAAGGAGAAATCTAATGTCAAAAGAAAAAATAAACGAAGGCCTATTTGGAGCTGCAAAAAAGTTTTCAAATTCATTTTTCGATGGATTAAAAACAAATGCAACAAATAGAGCGTTACAGGCAGCAAAGAAAAACAAAAAAGTACCTGTTGCTATTGTTAATAAAATGACACAAATTGAAAAGGCATCTAAAGAATTAGAAAAGATGTTAAAAGATTTAGAATAGTATATTACTACGGAGTTGGCTAAATGAATCAAAAAGAAATAAACGCTGCACTTAAAGAGGCTAATGCTTTAAAAAAAGAAGCTCTTAATTTGCTTAATCAGCAAAATCTAAAGAGTGCGGAAGCGGTTGCCAGCTATAAAAAAACCAATAAAGAATATAAGGCTATTGTTGAAAAAATAAAAAATGTAAATTCAGAAATAAAAGAAGCCAAAGAACAAAATAAAGAATTAATAGATAATTACATTCAACAAGAAGCTAAATTAAAAGGATTAACGGGATTACAAGCAAGTTTAGTAGATAAAGATAGGGCAAGAATTCAGATAATGGCTAATGCCCAAAATCTTGATGCTGAAAAAAGAAAAACATTTGAATCTATAGCTTCTTTACAAAACGATTTATTAAATACATCAGCAGAAGATGTAGTAACTCAAGCTGCAATAAATAAAAAGTTAGATGACCATTATAAGTCTTTAGGGCCTACTTTGGGAATTCATGGACATATAGCAAAAAATTTAAGAGAACAAAGAGATAAAGCACAAGGTGTTGCAAATATGACAGAGAAACAACAAAAGTTTCTCAATAAACAACTTGCAGTATATGAAGGAATACAAGATAGTATAGCTGGTGTTCTTGAAACGGCATCATTACTTACATCTACTCTTGGTGGCATTGCGGGTTCTTTATTAATTGGAATAGGAGCTGTTGCTACTGAAGTTGGTAAAACTACAAGAGAATTTGGTGGATTTGTTGGAGGATTGACAGGAGCAACTGGTCAAACAACATTATTAAGTTTAGCATTCAAAGATGCATCTGCAGTTACCAAAGAATTAGCAAATCAATTTGGTGGAGTTGAAGGTAGTACTTTTAGAACTCGATTAAACACCAACTTGATGGCTGTTAATATGGGTATTAGTGGTGAATCAGCTGCGAAACTTGTTGGTACACTTGCAAGAACTGGTGGAATGACTGCTCAACAAGCAATGGATTTGGCCGAACAAACAAAACAATTTGCGAAACAACAAGGAGTAATACCATCTCAAGCGATGGAAGATATTGCTCAAAACTCAGAATTATTCGCATCATATGGGGCATCAGCAACAGAAGAATTAGCTAAATCAGCAGTTCAAGCCGCAAAACTTGGTGTATCTATGAGTACACTTGGTAAAGTAACCGATGGATTACTTGATTTTGAATCATCAATTACAAAAGAATTAGAATTATCCGCAATGTTAGGTAGAAATATTAATCTTAACAGAGCAAGAGGATTGGCGTTTGAAGGTAAGACTGGAGCAGCGGTTAAAGAAACCATAAAACAACTTGGTGGTGCAGCTGCATTTGAAAAGATGAATGTTATCCAAAGGAGACAAGCAGCTGAAGCATTAGGTTTATCAGTTGATGAGTTAGATAAGATGGCTAAGAACATGGATAAGTTAAATGATGATGGTTCAATGCAACTTTCAACATTTGATACATGGAGTCAATCACTAACCGCATTTGCAAGTGGTCCAATGGGTAAAACACTTAAAGGATTGGGTAGTATTGCAGTTGCAGCTGGTCAAGCAACACCATTCTTAAAAGATATGGGAATAAATTTAGGAGGAGCTGTAAAATCAACAGGTCAAATTCTTAAAAACATGATGGGGTTGGT